CTTGGCTTATAAACAATATCAGGCATCAGTCCTCCGCACGCTCCCAGCTTCGCCCTTCCATTATCCAATACATGCGCTTTGCTGTAATAGGAGAAATATCTGTACCACGCTCCTTCGTTATCGTGCGCCGCTTTACCTCAATGCCATAACGACGCTCCACCTTCTTCATCGACATATTCAAATACGCAACAATCGTTTCATAATCACGACCATCATCCGGCTCTATTGCGTACCAACGTCTATACCTGCCCTTAACTCCCGGCACTCTTCGGTCTACCGCGACGCTTAGGCTTGGCTGGCTCATTCTCAATCAACGGTGCAACCTCACGCTCCAACTGCGTTATCACGCGCTCAAGCTGAGTCACACGACTCTCAAACTGACGGACATAACTAACCATGCCCATCTGCGGAACAAGGCGACCACGAAGAGTGGCAAGCCTTGATTTCAATTCCTCAATGTCAGCTTTCATTTTTGCCTTTCAGAAAAATTTTGTGGGGTGAAGTGTATTTGCAGATTTTTATAGCGAGTTTTTAACCCCACAACGCTATACAACAACATAACAATCTTGCAACAACAAATACCGTAGGCCCGCAACGTTCACATCACTACTACGTACAACTACTTTACATCTACATATCATTTGAGCGAACAGTTCGATCACACCATCGAACGACTCGCTTGTCTCCAACTTTCTTAGCCATCTCCATAACTCCTAGGTTTTGTAAACACAAACCCCAAAGGTCAATCGCATCCTCCCCTAGCTCAGAGATTCTAGTCTACCCCGTCCTCCGCACCACTCCCCAAACATTTTGTAATGAGCCGCTTCGCGGCCTGTTTTTGGTTTGGGAACCGTGAGGAGGGGTAGACAAGCCTCTCTGGCTAGGGGCTGATGCGCTTGCCCTTCGGGGCCTGTGTAACAAAACCTGGAGTTATTACAATGGCTAAGAAAGTTTCCAACAAGCAACGTCTTATCGATGGCATGATCGAACTGTTCACTCAAATGAGCGACAACAACAACATCATCGACAACAACGAAAAAGATCGTGAACGTTACCAGCCTTCTACCGATAAGGACTTCAACACAGACTTGAAAAGAACGTTGGAGTACAACTTCATCAATCCGGTTGAGAAATCCTTCACCGATAAGAGGGGCGTCACCGGAAGCCCAATCGATAGGGCGAAGGACTGGATGGAAAAGTCAGCTGACTACGCAGCTAGCACAGCCAGCCTTTATCAGAACCCAGTCCAAGGTGACAGCAAAGTCACCGAAGAAGCAGTCGCTAAGGCTTGTCAGACAGCAGACAAAGCCAAAGCAAAGTACGACGCATTAGTCGAGTGGGCTGAGATTTGCCAGTCGGTCTACTTCCACTTCAACGGTTATTATTATGATCAGCAACAGGAGGAGAAGAAAGCAGCGGTAGATATCAGCGACTACCTGAACCGCTACGGCAACGCCGGGTAGTCCCCACCGAGGGCGGAGCTTCGGCTCCGTCCTCCTTTTTTTATGTGTAACAAAACGGAATCGCTACGCGATAAGTTGTGGTAGGGTATGCCCGTGAGCAACCGTGGCCACAACCCGTGAGCGACCGTGGCGAACAATGTAAGGGATTTTACAGATGGTTGATGTAAATATCGATCACTTCAACGGATTAATAGACTTGTTGATGTATATGACTTTGATTGTCGGTACCTTTATGGTTGCTGGTGCTGTGGAGTTTCTGCTCCGCAAACGCTAGTCCAACTCAATCTTAACCGACACATCACCTTGAACCGTCACTTGTTTACGCTCAGGTGGCTGCCAACCTGCCCGATTAGCCATGTCTTTGGCCGCTTCTAGCTGCACGTATTCGCTTCGGGCGGTGTTCATTAACCTATCAATAACATGCAACGCAGTACCACCACGCGCTGATAACTGGCTCATCAACAGCGCTTGCAAATACTCCGCAACATGAGGCTTTGCAAGGGTTTTGCTGGCAATCACTGTGTGGTTGGTGCCGTTGTATCCCGCCTCTCTTGCGGCATCTGCACCTGACATACCCATCAGACCAACATTAACCACCAACTGGCGTTGCTTGTGAGTGAGCTTGGCCTCCAATGCATCCAACTCAGAGGCTTTATATTTCACCGGTTCGGGCATCAACTGCTTCCTCTACCATGTCCACAATCTCGGTGACCGTAAGATCACCAACTCTTTTTTCATTTAGATTGTAAGGTATTTCAATATCGAATCGCTGTTCAAGATCAAAGAATGTTTCCACAACATCCAAGCTATCAATGCCAAGCTGATCAATAGGCTGATTACAATCCACCTCATGTGGCATGACCCCAAACTTATGGGCGATCAATTGAATCACATGTAACTTGACGTTAGGGGTTTCAAAATCCTTCACCTTATGTCGAGTCCCTGTATGTATGGCAGATAATTTTTAGCACAGGTCAACGCACTTTTCCTGTGTGCTTTGATATCAAATAGTTACAAGCTGAAACAAGTATGTTATTCTGTTGCACCACTGCACTGATTAACACGTTCAACAGTGACATGACACCACTGTCGTGTCACATAACATGGAGTTCTTATGAAGACTTTAGCTTTTATTACGCTAGCACTGTGTACCACATTGGTATGCTCACTCCCATTCATCGTTGCCATGGCACCAGACCAAGCTCTACAGCATGGCCACGTACTACTAACAATCGGGTTCTTCGCACCACTCGTTGGTTTCGGAGCCTTGGTTGCACTTTGTGATTAACAACAACAGGAGGTAAAGTTTATAACAAAGCTAGAAGGTCAGCGCCGCCCCGCCGGGGGGTGAGGGCGGACGCTGATCTTCTAGCTCTCTTATCAAACCTTTGAGGAGTAATACAATGCCCGATGGCATCACATTTCAAACTGACATTGACGATCTTTCTAAGTTCGACATCCCATTCGAAACCCGCAGCTTACAAACTGAAGAGGGTGAACCTTTACCTGCTCGCTTCGGTCGCGCTGTAAAACGTATGGACACGGAGCAAATCGTTGGTCGTATCGGACCACGCACAGCAATCAAGGGATACATGAACAACCTTACAACGCTGAACCGTGTCCTGCATGACAATGTAAATCTTGACGGTGTATCAATCAAAGATGCTGTGCATCACAATGGTGGTCGCATTCATCGCCAGATTATATTTCCAAACTACAAAGTTGAACCAGTAATTGGTGACGTTACCGAACTGATGCTTGATGTACATGACAGCGTTGATAATAGCTGGGCATGGCAAGTTACATTTACTGGCTATAGATTGTGGTGCTTGAATGGATGCACCACCAAAGACTTCAGCATCCGTATGTACGGACGGCATGGTGCAAATAGTAAGCTCGATTACGGTTCAGCTATGCGCGTCATTGCACAAGGCATCAATACATTTCAATCACGCGAGTCAGAGTTTCGTACGCTTATGCAATCTAAAGTGAAACGCCCCGAGGTAGAACACCTATACAGGCATACGATTGCTTGGCAACCTCGCCGTGATTCAAAGGGCAATCGTGTTCTTACAAATCACAAGCGACTCGATGCTCTTATGGATGCTTACGATACTGAACGTTCATTTTCTGGCGACAATATGTACTCCGTGTACAATGGGGCTACTCGTTGGGCTACGCACAGCGATACCACTTCGCCAGATGCCCGACGTTTACGTCATCTTGATGTAGCCAAAATGCAAAGGACGCATCATTGGTCGGAAAAACTATCAGCTTAGAAAAGCAGGATACCTGCCCCTTGTGTCAAAACACTGGGGCAGTATCCATAAACTTGTATGGCAAAGTTAAACCCGGCATCGATTTACGGTATAGTAGTATTGATGCGTGTCCACGTTGCACATACATTGCCGAGATTGAATACAATGAGTGATGGCATGTTTATAATCATGGCGTTGTTAGGCATGGTTTTAGTCTTGCTTATCGGCTCTGAAATATTGTTTAATCTCTAAACCAATTCGTTTCCTCCCGCGCTGATTGCCTTCCCAGTTGGCTTGGCGCTCACTTCCCTGTCGCTCTGTTGTCTTTTTCCCTTTCTTCAACAGAGCGGCAGGGTTTTTTTTAACCACAACAGGAGTATCCACATGGCGAAAAGATTCAGGCTTAACAATCTGAATGGTTTCTTAATTGCTGAGTTTGCTGCACATGTTAAAGACATTGCAGATGGTGATGACCCGATAAAAGATACAGAGTATCGGGATTGGTACGAATCACATTGTGAACTTTTGAGGAGCCTCGATGCTTGTGACAACCATAACGAGTCATTGGCAAACACTGCACTACCTGCACGATAAAGGTGAGTTGCATATCAATGCCTTTGATACAGATAGACCGTTGCATTTTAGCAACAAACAATTTTGGCCTATCTTAAAACGGCATCGCCAGTTTCTTATCGAAAATAATATCCCTTACAAATGTATGCAGAGGGATATTGCAATTGATTGACAGTGTTGCATTGATGCATTACCTATGTTGAATGCTGAACACATACCTCAATCAATTGTTAATCGCTTGCCAGCAATACAATATTGAATTAGTTGATGCTGTTGTAGGTGCTGGCTTACCACGTTCTACCTTTTGGCGCTGGAGTAACCACGCTTCAGCGCCAACTGAACGTGCTGCGCAACGTGTTATGGATTACATATGCAACCGCCAATAGATAGTTGGCCTGATTTATGTAAACAACTGGCAGATCGACGGCGTGAATTACAAATACCATCACGCGATCTTGATGTAATTATTGATTGTGCCGATGGCTTGGTCAGCAAATGGGAGTGCGGTTTGAAACGCCCATCTGCATTAATGTTATTACGATGGATCAAGTCACTTAGTTTATGTCTGCAATTAGATTATGATGTGCTTGATCGGTACCAAGTCAAAGCAATTCTTACCGGACATAATGAACCGGAACACAAACGGTACCCCACACCAGAGCTTTTAGCTTTTTTAAAAGAACACAATGCCAAACTTATCCCCTGCGAAATATCGCAATAAGTTTGTTCGCGTTGATGGTGTTCACTTCCATTCCAAGTGGGAAGCACAATATTGGCTAGCCCTTGAGCTTGCTCAACAAGATGGTTTAATCGACAGGCTACGCAGACAGGTTCGTTATGATCTTGTTGTGAATGGCCAGAAGGTTGGCCGTGCTGTTATTGATTTTGCTTTTATGAGAATAGAAAACAATGCGGCACGACAGTTTCATTTACAAGATTGCAAGGGCTACATACGCAATGGCACGCCAGCTACTGCGCTATGGAAACTTAAATACGCAATCATCGAAGCAACAACCGGAACAAAGGTTGAGGTCATCACAAAACCACGGAGGAAAGACCTTGCGGATAACACCATACAGACGTTCCAAAGTCGCCTGTATTCCTACTTGGCTCATGTGCCAAGCGACCGTATCACCCCAAGCTAAAATAATATACGCACAACTAACGTACTACGCTGGCAAGAGTGACCATTGTTTTCCGTCGCAACAGACTTTGTGCGATGCGGTTGGGTTGCAGTTGCGTAGCGTTCAAAGATATGTGCGTGAGCTTGTCGACAATAAACTTATTGAAACTCAAACGCGTGGCAAAAAACAAACCAACATTTATTATTTTTTAGAGCATCCGTGGATGCAAAGTGATACGACAAATATGTCAGGTGCGACACGACAAGTTTGTCAGGTCCATAGTAAAGAGGAAAGAACTAAAGAGGAGGAAGATTATATGCTCATGACGTTTGATTTTTTCTGGGACAAATACCCTCGCAAGGTTGGCAAGAAACGAGCGAGCCAGATTTTTGCACGGGTAATTAATGACGCTGATCCTGTTGCATTCTTGCACGGATTATCGCACTATCAAAAATATTGTGAGGTAACAAACAAGCCAACCAAATTTATCAAACACCCATCAACATGGCTTACACAGGAGTGCTGGCATGACGACTACAGTGACGAAATCGAATCAGCAGATACAGGTGACCGATCGACAGGACGGCAGCGAATACTTGATGCACTTGATCGGACATCATTGCGGAGCGCACAACATACCGGAGCGGAGATTATCTCCATCGCTGATCAAAGACACCGAAACTTTTCTGAATGATCGAAGCGAACCTGCTACTGCGAAACAACTTGGTGGTTTTTTAGATTATATTGCTGTCTGTCTAAACCAAACACCCCCACCGACAGACACCTTGGAACAATACATTCGTACATTCGAAGCGGTTCCTTATCCAATCTTACGCGATGCCGCCGACGAACTCATCAAGACCTACAAATGGCCACGCTACCCCAGCATAGCTGACATATGGGAAAAGGTCGGGCCTCACCTTCGCAAAGTCGAGCGGCTACAGGACGCACTGCGCCAAATCAAAAACAAACCCGCGCGACGGAGCGAAGTCGCCCCACACGAACGCCGCGCAGTCGCGCGCCAACTCAAAGACCTAATCAAAAAAAATATGTCGTCCGGCTACCCAAACAAATAACTTCCTGCACGGTTATCCGCCGCCGCTAGGCGGTGAGCGGCGGATAGCCGCTTGGAAGTTTATTGCAACAATGCACTAAATGTGTTGCAACGTTGCACTCGTTTGGGTAATATCAACCACTAACAAACAGGAGTGGCTTATGAAGCACAAGAAAATTACATTTCTTTATCAACAAGATAACGATAACAAAATCCACATGATTCAACATCTTGCACATGTCTGGCAAAGCAACCCAGAAGAGGGGCCGTTTTATGATGAGGAATATGAGTGGGCCAAATGTATCGTTAACAGAAGTAGACATTTTGATTTGGGTATGTTCAACAGACCAAGTTTAGTCGGTGCAATCACTGTTCTAAACACGGCTGATGACATCGTATGGTTGCAAGATGCAGGTGCTCATCAAAAAACTTATGCGGTAGAACGAGACGAAGTAATTACACAATCATACGTGGGCATTTCCTAATGAGTTGCCCAGGTTTCAACAAGGAGAAAATTATGAGAGGACCAACCAACAACACACCAGCGCAAGAGGCCCTAAAAGATTTAGAGGCTATCAACCGATTGCTCAAAGCTCTCAAGGTTCAGATCGACGGGCTACCCGATGTAAAGCACAGTGTACCAAACGCTTTAGTGATCAATGCCATCGAGCGTGTCTCCGATCTTTTCGACTTTGTTAGTCTTGAACTGGACAGCGACCACGTTTCTGACTGGGGGAAAAACGATGCAGCATGAGCATGGATTTATATCCGAAACCGATTACCGGAATCACAGCGCCATATCACGTAGTCAGGTATGGCGCATGATTACCAAAAGCCCAGCCCATGCATTGATTCCTACACCAGCAACAAATGCAATGGAGCTTGGCACTGCCATACATCAAGCCCTGCTTGAGCCACACAAGTTTACCGAAACCTTTTTGTGCGGGCCTGACAATCGGCGCGGCAACAAATGGAAGGACGCGGTAGCAGAAGCAGAGGCAAACAATCAATTGATACTTACGGCACCTGATTATGAAAAGGTCGAGCGCATAACAGATGCAGTTCTATCTAACTCGCTTGCGCGATCTATGATCTTGTCCAACTCTGCTGTCAAAGAATACAGCAGTTTTTTCAAACACGAACACACTGGCCTTCAATGCAAGGCACGCTTTGATGTCTTTGATGAATCGGCTGGAACCATCATTGATTTAAAAACAACAGCGGATGCAAGCAAGGATGCGTTCAGCCGTAGTTGCGCCAACTATGGATACCACTTGCAAGCCGCATGGTATTTGATGGCGCACGAAAAAGCTCATCAGTTTGTGTTCATAGCTGTCGAACGCGAAGAACCATATGCGATTTCATTCTATGAACTGGATGAAAACAGTCTTGCAGATGGCGAAAGCCTTATGCGTAAGGGTCTTGAACAGTGGAAGGAATGTGTTGAGTTAGACCATTGGCCCACCTATCCACAAAAGCTTCAAGAGATTTCCATTCCACACTGGGCAAGGAGTTAATTATGACACAAAACGAAATGATTTTGTCCCACCTTTTAGAAGGCAAAAGCATCACCCCTGCACAGGCATACGAAGATTTCGGATGCTTGCGTTTGGCCGGCCGGATTTTTGAATTGCGTAAGGAAGGCCACAACATCCTTACGTTTAACACTCACAGCAAAGGTAAAGTCTTTGCTACTTACAAACTCAAGGAGGCTGACAGTGAGTAAAGAATCAGAACAGCTAACCCCGTTACAAAAAGCGCAAGTTGCTCTTGAGCAAAAGCGTAAGGACGGCGGCGGCATTCAAGTCCGTGGCGGTAAAAAATATATGGAGATCGTTGATCGCATCGACGCTTTCCGAAAGTTTTTTCAGATCGACATGGGTATCACTACCGAGCTACTGCACGCTGATGATAACTATGTCCGCATGAAAGCAACCATCCACATGAGGAGTGGAGATATTGTTGCCACAGGACACGCTGAAGAGGTACGCAGCGGCAAGGGTGTCAATGCTACATCGGCACTTGAGAACTGCGAAACATCTGCTGTTGGCCGAGCGCTGGCTATGCTTGGTTTGCATGGCGGCAGCATTGCAAGCGCAGATGAAGTTATATCTGCAATTAAGATGCAAGATACTATCGAGAAACTCGACGAGTATCTTACAGAGATTCTCAAACGATTTCCCAAGGCAGACAATCCTGTTACTGCATGGGAAGCTGTCACTGAGAAGCTGGAGGGACAAACACAGGTAATTCGATCCAATCCTGTGCTGTCCGACAAATGGAAAAAACTTTTAAATCTCAAGAAGGAACTAGTTAAATGAGCCAGAACATGAACCGCGTCGACTTGATTGGTCGCTTGGGTAGAGACCCAGAGTATTTTGATTTCAACAATGGTGGGCAAAAGGTTACGCTCACCATACCTACGTCAGAGCGTTATCAGGACAAAGAATCCAAAGAATGGAAAGAGATCACGCAATGGCATACTGTTGTCAGCACCAGTCCGTATGTTACAAAGACTGCCAAGGGTTTACGGAAAGGAGATTTGGTTAGGGTTGTTGGGCAGGTTATCTATCGCTCTTATCAGAAAGATGACGGTACCAAAGTAAAGATAACCGAAATCAAAATCCCACCATACGAGGGATCAATTCACCGTCTATCTAATCCACGCGGCGACAGTACAGAGGACCAAGTGCAATCTGTCTCACCCGTACAGGCTAACCAATCACTTGATGATCTTGCAGACGATATACCATTTTAGCTTTTGCCACTCCTTTGCGAAATAGGATCGACTGGGAATCCTTTAAAACAGTGATGTCTTGTTATTGGTTCCGCGACCACGTTGTAACTAGACCGATATCTAAGGCTACGAGTAGGGGCAAAAGCTATGCGGGTAAGCCTTCTCTAATCACTGGTCCCAGACCAAACCCAAACACAGGAGAACTTATGGAAACCTCTGAGTTAAAAGCATTCAAGCTAACTGAACAGCTAAGTCCAGAAGAAGAAGAGAACGCTTTTTATCTGGCTAACACATTGATCATAAAAATATTTGATGCGTTAGTAGAGTGTGGGCTTGATGAGGAAAGTGCACTTATCTACGCTCGATCATTCATCGAGGCAGGATACGATCAAGATGTGATGTGTGATCTGGCTATAGAGTTTACGGCAATAAAAAACTCTAAAAAGAATTAATCTTTATTGAGAAAGGTTTGCGCTTACACCGATGGGTGTCAACGTACGTTATGGGGCGATGGCCCGAAGCTGCGAGAACCTTGGGTTTCCCGCCCAAAGTCCAAAATGGGAATAGTTGCAGAAGACGTTCTGTAATGAATTAGTGGCTTTATGCTCAATCAAGAGATTTAATCTTTTCTCTCAACTCGCCGTAGTCCAGCACCATGCGCGTTATCGTTGAGCAGTCTAAAGTTACGACGTCCCGCGCACATGGCGGTTGCATACGCTCTAATTCTTCCGCTGCTTGCTCCATAAAATTCGAATCGTATGTAGCAAGCGGCGGCTTGATTAGAACAGGCTCAGAACTTTCGGCCGTTTTGTAATCGAAATAAGCAGAACCAAGTGACGCCGCCCCAGATATCGCGCTAAAACTTTCCACTACGCAAGCGCTTTGCAGTGGAACTAACATTACGAGGCTGAACCTTAGACATTTTTTCTTGAGCTTCTGCTGCGCTCTTCGCTTGCGTACCCTTCTGCAAGTGCCGCCCCAACCAGATGGCGCCGCCAACCGCTGCAATGGTTCCAAGTAACGCAATAACAAGCCAAGCATCCACTTATTGCTCGCCTTTTTCTTTTAAGAAAAACCCAGCAATGCCAGCAATCGCGGCCAATGCCGTGCTAATCTGCTGCATCAAACCAGGATCAACGTTAATGCCAACCAGAGCCAACACACCCGTGAGTGCTGCATAGCTCGATGGCTCTTTGAATCGCGAGATAATAGCTTGCATTCTAATAGCTCCACAAATTTGGCCGGGGATAATCTTCTAGCGTGTCCACATGGATAAACCGTTTTGAATGCGGACCTGTTTGCTGAATACCCACCCCCGTGATTTTCGGATATTGCATGATGACCTTTAACAGTGTCAATGCTTCAGTTCCGCTGCACCGGATGTCTGCTGCTTTGCCTGAGTAATGCGATCCCGGTTTACCACCGCGATTTATCTTGCGAGCTTCCACAGGATGCGCTGCACATCTATATCCAGAACTGATAACCATTGAGCGACCGTAGCTTGTGCGTATTTCTTGCAACGCTTTAATAAATTTTTCATCCATAATGTTGTCATCATGGCCATTACAGTTTTTATTTTTAGGACAGTACTGACAGGCAAACTCATGCGGTTTAAAGTTTAGCTCACCCCAATCAATCATTTGTTTTTTCCTCCAATGATGGCACTGGCAAATGGCGTCCATTGTGTGCGCTTAAATACTCTGCTCGATGTGCATCAAGATCGCGTCGCATTTCTTCCAACAAAACCATTTGTCTTTCAGAGCGTCGATGTTCTATCTCACGTTCTTTAGGGTCCATCATGTTGGCAATAACATGCAGTTTCTGCCCGACCAAATCTGTAGCGGTATCATTTTTATCTAAACGACTATCTAATTGCGCTAACCGTTTTGTGGCATCCTTTACATGCTCATCTAAATCTTGCACCTTAGTCTTTGTTACGACGAAACTTGTGATAACCGAAGCAAACAAAGCACCGATGCTCACAATCATTTCAAGCGAAAGTTCCACACTATTCCCAATGCGCGTCATCACTTGGGTCAAAAGCTAAAACTTCAGCATCAGTCTTTGATGGCAAGCCAGTTTCAATCTCATTTGATTTTGCTCGCAATGCCGTAACCTTTGCCCATTCTGCCGCAGCAGCAGCTTCTACAGCCTCATCATCGCTCCATAAATCAGCGATTGTATTTCTTTGTTTCCACTCTGGCATAATAATTAAAATGCGTTTTTCACATTCTGCTTTAATAAGAGGATGTAAGGCTTCGCACCATTGTTCTTTTGTAAGTCCAGAATCGTTGCCTTGATGGTCAAGAAAATTAGCCATGCTTTACTCCATAAGCACTTGTGTTGCACTAACAGCAATACCAGCGGTTCCGTATCCAGCATCTGTTGTTCCAACACTGCCATCATTTTGAACAAATTGGGTGTCTCCAATTGTCATCCCACCCGCTGCCATTGTAACTACTGCCCCTGCAACAGCTATTTCGACAGATTGTCCGTCGCTGACAGTGCTTTTCGCAACGCCAAGGAAACGTTCTGTTGTGCCGCTCGCTTTAATGTTTGTTGTTGTTCTCGCTACACGGACACCGACAAAAGGCTGAGCCCCGGTGACATAAGGTTTGAGCAAAAATCCATCGACATCTGGGCTATAAGCGGCTGGCGTGTAGCTACCACCTGTCTGTGTTGTTATCTCGACATTCGACCCGACAAGAGTAAGAATATCGGCAGTCGCATCGGTACCTTTTGTGAACTGAACAACTCGGTAAGACACTCTGTCGGAATTATTTTCATCGTTAAAAAACAGAACAACATGGTCGCTGTTCGGAATACTGATTACTTTTTTCACATGATTGTCGGTGTGATTTGATTGAACTTCCAAAAGCGATGATTGCTTTAGAACACCGTCACTACCGACGCTTAGTGAGTACAAGTGTTCAGTGTCAAAAACAAACGCACGATCTTTAGTGCTGTCATACTCAATGTCGCCAGCGTTCATAAAGGAGTGAGGCGGATTTGAATAAGAACCGCTACTAGGAATGGTCCCCGTGCTTTGAGCAGTAAAACTGCGAGACCCGCCGCTACTCCCACCGACCGTGCCGACCGCATATCCCAAACCGTAACCGCTACTACTGTATTTGTACGACCCGAAAAGCCATTTATCTGCTACCGAAAAATGCACAGATTGATGGTAATAGGTGTGACTTTGACCGGACATGTCGCCCTCGCCGACATCGAACTCAGCCGTAAAATTCGAGAAGGTGTCACCGCTCGCATCAGACCCAAGACTAGCGTCAACAAATGCAATTTTATTGGAAGTCGGAGACGTTGTAGTCCCATAGCCAGCGACTAGCTCGTTCGCATCAAAACAATTTGTTATGCCATAAGGTCTGTTGCTCGTAGTCCAAACAACTTTATTGCTTCCTTTCATAACACCCGAGACAACATTCACGGTGTTTGCTGCAACCGCAGCGTAAGGTGATCCAGCTTGAGCATGAACAATTGTGCGCTGCATCGCGGGACAATATTTCACACTCCACACACCCAAATGACTGCCGTCTAAAGTTATAGGCGGTGCTGCCTCAGAAATGACCAGAGAGGAGTTCATACTTAGAGCAAACGCGCGAGTTGTATTACTGCCGCTTATCGTGCTTTTTCCTGCCCAGATAAAGAGATCGTCGCCTGTGTCATAAGCCATGTCATTGGACTCGGCGGCGGTCTCGCCCGACTGTGTGTAAGTTGAAGATGAAATCGCGCCGGTTACTGAGGTTGCAGCAACTTCACTAACTGTGCCATTGGCGTTTAAAATAACAGTTTTACCGGAAGTAATGGCACCACTAGCTGTTGCTGTAACCGTACCACCACCTGATGGGATAGGTAGATTTGTTAAATTAGCACCACTAATCGCGGGCAACGCTCCACTTCCATCAAGTTTCAATATTTTATTGGCACCCGATGTCGCAACATCATCAGCGGTAATAACACCGTAGCTGTCTACCGCTTGTTTAGTTCGCAATGGCGTCATCAAATCACCATTGTCAGTGCCAGCTTCTGCTTTAGACTGACTAGCAATTGTAACAGCAGCAGATGCAGCAGAGGCCGCCGCAGCAGTAGCAGATGCACTCGCTTCAGATGCCTTAGTCGTCGCTGTGCTTGCCGATGCGCTTGCTGATGAGGCTGACGCAGCGGCAGCAGTAGCTGATGCGGCCGCATTTGATGCACTAGTAATCGCACCACTAACATCAGATACGGATAATGTTGTTTCTGGATCGCCGCTTGAAGAATTAAAACTTAACATCTTACCAAGCCGTGTAGCTTTAACTGGTAAGGTCATGTTTACAGATGTTGGGTCTTGCTCTGGCGCTTGCACTGAGCGGTCAACAGTTTCCTCAAACTGCTGCAACATAGAAACATAGCGATTAAAGTCTTTGTTTACCGCATCAATATCTAATGGCCCTGTGCTTGCTAAGTTTGCAAGTCGGTCGGTTGATATGTTGCGTAAGATTGTTACCGTTGTGTTTGAAACACCAGATGCCAGAGTATTAACAAGCGTCACAGTGCCGCCATCAAAACCACCATCCGTGCCAGCATTTCCAGAAACGGTGTAATGTGTCGACACCGTTAGCAAGGTATCGCCATTGTAGACTTTCAAGTCTGTGCTTGTGTCAAAAATAACAAAGTCAAACGTGAATGATGTTTGTGGCGTACTGCCAACAACAACTTGTTTTTTTGGCGTTTCAGATGGAACTGTAATTGTAGCCATAGCCGCTAATCCTATTCGTCATCAAACT